CCTACCACTCTCGCCACCTAGGACCGCCCCCTTACCTCTTTTCACATCACCGCAGGTTAGAAAACTTTTTTTGGGGAACCCCAAGCGATTATTGATAGGAGATTTCTATTATGGCTGGACCGCCTAAAACCCCGTCACATCTGCAATTGGTGAGGGGGAACCCATCAAAACGACCGATTAATAAAAAAGAGCCAAAACCGCCAAAAGGGGTACCCCCAACTCCGAAGCATTTCACTAAGCAAGGTAAGTATTGGTTTAAGCGTATTGCTGAAGAACTTGATGCAATGGGTGTCATGAGTCAGATGGATGCTAAGGCATTGGAGTTACTCGTCGAAGCTTACACTGAATATCGACATCATTGTGATGTTCTCGATAAAGAAGGCTATACCTACAAAAACAATACAGAAAGTGGATTGATGATAAAGGCGCATCCATCTGCTGCAATGAAGGCCGATGCATGGAAACGTATTCGCGCCATGTTAAGTGAATTTGGTATGACTCCCGCTTCTCGAACAAAAGTCACCATGAAGACTCCAGCAGAAGAGGATCCATTTACAGCATTTTTAAAAGCGAGAGATTAAAGATGGCAAAGGTTATTGATGGCATTCGTTATGCTGAGAAAGTAGTGACAGGGAAAATTGTTGCAGGTGAATTGGTTAGGCTTGCTTGTCAGCGGTTTCTCGATGATTTAAAGGAAGGTGAGAAACGAGGAATAACGTTTAGTGAACCTCGTGCTCAGCATATTTTGAATTTCTATAAGTTCGTTCCTCACGTCAAAGGTGCATTGGCGGGCAAACCCATAGACCTGATGGATTGGCATATTTTTATTCTCATCAATATCTTTGGGTTTGTTCGTCCATTAATTGATGAAAGTACGGGTGAAGTAGTCCTTCGTAACGATGGTAGCGGACGTCCTGTTATGGTTCGTCGATATCGAACAGCTTATAACGAGGTGGCGAGGAAAAATGCAAAATCCACATTGTCATCCGGTATTGGGCTTTATATGACCGGTGCTGATGGTGAAGGTGGTGCCGAAGTTTACTCAGCAGCTACAACGCGTGATCAGGCTCGTATTGTGTTTGAAGATGCGAAGAACATGTTGAAAAAGTCCAAAGCGACATTGGGTCGTTTATTTGAATTTAATAAACTCGCTATCTATCAAGAAGAAACTGCCTCTAAGTTTGAACCGCTTTCCAGTGATGCTAATAATCTTGATGGTTTAAACATTCACTGCGGTATTGTTGATGAATTGCATGCGCACAAAACTCGTGATGTGTGGGACGTATTAGAAACCGCTACCGGTGCGCGTCTGCAGTCTCTTCTTTTTGGGATCACTACGGCGGGTTTTAATAAAGAGGGGATTTGTTACGAGTTACGGGATTACGCGATTAAGGTTCTCCGTGGTCAAGTGGATGATGATTCTTTCTTTGGCATTATCTATACGCTAGATAAAGACGATGATCCCTTTGATGAAACAGTGTGGCAAAAGGCAAATCCGGGTCTCGGTATTTGTAAGCGCTGGGATGATTTACGCCGCTTAGCCAAGAAAGCCAAAGAGCAGGTTTCCGCACGAATTAACTTCTTCACAAAACACATGAATATTTGGGTCACAGCCGAATCGTCATGGATGGACATGATGAAGTGGGATGATGCACCAGAACTCGCACCTCAACATGAATTAAAAACCTATCCATTATGGGTGGGCGTTGACCTCGCTAATAAGATTGATATTTGTGCCGCGGTAAAAGTGTGGCAACAGCCTACTAATGGGCATGTTCATGCTGATTTTAAATTCTGGTTACCTGAGGAGAGGTTAGAACGCTGTTCTCGCCAAATGGCTGAACTTTACCGAAAATGGGCAGATATGGGGTATCTCGAATTAACTGATGGCGAAGTCGTCGATCATGCTCAAATTAAAGAAGAAATCATCGCATGGGTGGATGGTGAAAACTTAAAAGAGCTGGGTTTTGATCCGTGGAGTGCCACTCAGTTTAGTTTAGCACTGGCAGAAGAAGGGTTACCCCTTGTAGAAGTCGCTCAAACGGTGCGTAATTTTTCTGAATCCATGAAAGAGATTGAAGCACTGGTTTATGCGGGTAAGTTTCATCATGGCCAACACCCTGTTATGAACTGGATGATGTCGAACGTCACGGTTAAACCGGATAAAAACGACAATATTTTCCCTAATAAATCTACACCCGAGGCAAAAATTGACGGCCCTGTTGCACTATTTACAGGCATGAGTCGATTATTGGTGAATGGGGGGAGTGATAAACCCGATATCTCAGGATTTATAAATAACCCAATCATAGTAGGTATCTAATGCAACACAATAAAAAACCAGGGCGCATTAAAAGTGCGCTTCTTAATTGGTTGGGCGTACCTATTTCGCTGACCAGTGGAGAGTTTTGGCAAGAATGGAGTGGCACAAGCAGTAGTGGAAAAGTTGTAACAGCAGATAAAGCAATGCAACTTTCTGCGGTTTGGGCATGTGTAAGATTGCTTAGTGAATCAATATCGACATTACCGATCAAGATTTATAAAAGTGAAAGTGATGGCTCAAGAAGCTTAGCGAAAGAGCACCCTATTTATAGATTACTCTGTAAGCAACCTAACCTTGAAATGACGCCTTCCCGCTTTATGTTAATGGTTGTTGCTAGCCTTTGTTTGCGTGGCAATAGTTTTATTGAAAAAAAGTATATTGGTTCAAAGTTGGTTGCTTTAGAGCCCTTATTGCCACAAAACATGACGGTTAAACGCAGTGAGCAAACGGGTATGCTCGAATATAAATACACTGATCCGTTAGGGCAAAAAATAAGAACGATCCCTATTAATAACATTATGCATATTCGTGGATTTGGCATGGATGGCATTTGCGGAATGATCCCTGTAAAAATAGGGCGTGATGTTATTGGTGCTGCATTATCTGTTGAAGAGTCAGCCGCTAAGATATTTGAAAATGGATTGCAAAGTTCGGGTTTTTTATCTGCTGAACAACCGCTTAATGAAGAACAAAGAGAGCGCATTAGAAGTTATTTATTAAGCTTTGTAGGTTCAAAAAATGCGGGAAAAATGATGGTGCTTGAGGGGGGGATGAAATACAACAATGTCACCATGAATCCTGAAGCGGCTCAAATGTTAGAAAGTAGAACCTTCAGTATTGAAGAAATTTGTCGATGGTTTCGTGTTCCACCCTTTATGGTGGGGCATATGGATAAACAAAGTAGTTGGGCATCGAGCGTCGAAGGTATGAATATGCAGTTTCTTACTAATACGCTAAGACCTCTTTTAGTCAATATAGAACAAGAAATTAGCCGGTGTTTATTGAATGGCGACGATGATTATTATGCTGAATTCTCTGTTGAAGGTTTATTACGGGCTGACAGTGCAGGGCGCTCTGCTTACTACACAACGGCATTACAAAATGGCTGGATGAGTCGAAATGATGTGAGACGGCTAGAAAATTTACCGCCGATTGATGGTGGTGATATTTATACCGTTCAACTTAATTTAACCCCCCTTGATCAGCTCGGGCAAGAAGCCTCTAGTAATGAGGCTGAAAAACTTAAAGCGCAGATCACCAACTGGTTATTTCCTGAAGGCAATCCCGTAGCCCCGCATTCTCAAGCCAATCAACCTCACTCTGAGGAGTAAATTTATGAAAAAAAGTCATTTGCCAGTTGCGCTGGAGGATCGCCCCTGCGCATCGATTAGCTATGAGCTGAAATCTAAAGCACTGGATAAATGGAATAGCAGTATTCGTGCATCAAGTACAGATAACACCATCTCAATATTAGATGTGATTGGTGAAGATTATTGGGGAGAGGGGGTTACCGCAAAACGTATTTCTGCCGCACTTCACGCCATTGGAAATAATGATGTGGTTGTCAATATCAATAGTCCAGGTGGCGATATGTTTGAAGGATTAGCCATTTATAACCTACTTCGCTCTCACAGTGGAAAAGTGACCGTCAATATTTTAGGTATTGCCGCTTCAGCTGCGTCCATTATTGCAATGGCTGGTGATGAAGTTCAAATGGGTCGCGGTGCCTTTTTGATGATCCATAACTGTTGGGCTGTCGGTGTGGGTAATCGGCATGACTTTGCAAAATTAGCTAATGATCTCGCCCCTTTTGATACGTCGATGGCAGATATCTATGTGGCACGTAGTGGGCAATCTAATGAAGTCGTGAGTCAGATGATGGACGACGAAACCTATATTGGTGCGAGTGAAGCGATCGAGAAAGGCTTTGCTGATAATTTGCTTACTGCAGATATTGTTGATGATGGTGATGAAAGCCCACAAGCCGCTATTCGTAAATTAGATGCGTTACTTGCTAAGGCGAACACTTCTCGCTCTGAGCGTAGAAAACTTATTAGTGCTTTAACACGAAGTATGCCGAGCGCTACTTCCAATCCTCACGGTACGCCAAGCGCTACCTCTGAAATTAATCCTGACACTCTTTCTGAATTGGAAAAGGCGGTAAATGCCTTCGCCACAGCTAACTAATCGGAGACATTATGTCTGATACAAATGAATTATTAAAAAATCTATCGGCAAAAATTGAAGAAGCCAATGGCAAATTTAATGCTAAAGCCGAAGAAGCCTTAAAAGAAGCGCAAAAAGTCGGTAGTTTAAGCACCGAAACTAAAGCAGCGGTAGATAAGATGGCAACCGAACTGAATGCATTGCGTGAATCTGAAAAAACACTCAAAGCTTCATTAGGTGAATTAGAGCAACATGTAGCACAAATGCCACTGAATAATGCGGTTCAGGCAGCCAAAACAATTGGTCAACAAGTCATTTCTGCAGATGTACTGAAAGAAATTAACTCTAGTATTCAATCAAGTAAGCGCATTTCTATTCCAGTGCAAGCCGCATTAACTTCAACCGGTGTGGCTGAAGGTGTTGTTGAACCTCAGCGCTTACCCGGTATTGATGTTGCGCCAAAACAGCGTTTATTTATCCGAGATCTGATTGCACCAGGCAAAACTACTTCACCGGCTATTTTCTGGGTTCAGCAGACGGGCTTTACGAATAAAGCTTCTGTGGTACCAGAAAATACCACTAAGCCTTACAGTGACATTGAATTTGCAACCAAAATCACACCAGTAACCACCATTGCTCATATGTTCAAGGCCTCTAAACAAATCTTAGATGACTTTGCACAACTGCAGTCTTTAGTCGATGCTGAAATGCGTTATGGTTTGAAGTTTGTTGAAGAGCAAGAAATCTTGTTTGGTGACGGCTCTGGTGCTCACTTACATGGCATCATTCCTCAAGCCTCTAAATATAAACCTGAATTTAGCGTCGAAAAGCAAAGTGGCATTGATGATTTACGCCTTGCGATGCTACAAGCGCAATTAGCTCGACTGCCTGCCACAGGGCATGTTTTGCATTTTATCGATTGGGCGAAAATTGAATTAACCAAAGACTCATTAGGGCGTTACATTCTTGCCAACCCATCTGCATTAATTGGCCCAACTTTATGGGGTCTACCTGTTGTTGCTACTGAATCAACGGCCTTTAAAGGCAAATTCTTAACAGGGGCATTTAACGCGGGTGCGCAGTTATTCGATCGTGAAGAAACCAATGTGGTGATTTCTACGGAAAACACTGACGATTTTGAGAAAAACATGATCTCAATTCGTTGCGAGGAGCGTTTGGCGTTAGCAGTAAAACGTCCGGAAGCCTTTGTTTACGGTGATTTCACCGTGCCTACATCAGGGGAATAATCGATAGAGCGGTCTTCATGACCGCTTTTTCTTTGGGGGCAGCATGAATCTAATTATATTACGAGCCATTTACTTTGGCAGCGTCGTTGTTACTGAGGGAAAAGAGATTGAAACCTTAGAACAGCATGGGCGTGAGTTAATTCAAAAAGGCTATGCAAAAGAAAAGGAAGTTGTACATCCTGAGCCTGAGCCTAAAAAAAACACGAAGGCTAAAAAGGAGAAATAATGCTTTCTCTGGAATTAGTAAAACAACATTGCAATATTGATCCTGATTTTACGGATGATGATAAATTGCTGACTCTTTACACCAACTCTGCAGTGAAGTTTGTCGAGAACTACACTCGCAGGACGCTTTATGAAAAGGAAGCATCGGAGGGATGCCAAGAAGATGCCGATCATCTATTACTGACAGATGATGTTTCAGCAGCCATGTTACTACTGATTGGGCAGTGGTATGACAATCGCGAAGGTGTGATCTCAGGACGCTCTTTTTCAACTCAACCCTTTGCAGTGGAAGCGTTATTACAGCCTTATCGAATTTACGGTGTATAGGAGGTTGTATGCAAGCTGGTCGCCTAAGGCACAAGGTTAAATTTCAGCGTAATGTACCCATTAAATTACCTTCAGGGCAATTTAAAAAAGAGTGGATTGATATCGCTTCAGTGCGGTGCGAAGTAAAACATCTTTCTGGTCGTGAGCTGATATCCGCTAATGCTGAAATGTCAGAGGTTACTGTTAGAGTGTGGATGCGTTATCGACCCGATATTAACAGTACATGCAGAATGGTCTGGCGTGAGCAAATTTATGACATTCAGTCAGTCATTCCTGATGAGAAATTGACTCGATTAGAATTGCTATGCAAACAAGGAGTTAAACAATCATGAACTTGGATTTCTCCGATCTACTCGACTTATCAAGAGAGTTAGATGTTTTAAGTCGAGCTGAAAGTCATCAAGCGATGCGAAAAGCAACCAATGCGGCCGCAACGTTATTACGTGATGAAATCAGAACCTCCGCACCACGAAAGACGGGAAAATTAGTACGAAATATAGTGACCCGTAATCACAGAATGCGCAATAAAGGTGAGGTTTCTTCGGGCGTTTATGTTCGAGGGAGTAACGCATCAGGCACAAACAGTGATACCTCTATGAAAAGTGATCATCCTAATAATGCCTTTTATTGGCGCTTTCTTGAAGAGGGCACTTCTAAAATGGCGCCAAGGCCTTTTATACGTCCCACTTTTGATCGTGAATCGGATAAGGCAGCCAATTTAGCCATTAGCGAATTAAATAGAGCGATTGATGAGGCGCTAGGAAAATGACAGAGGCGGATATCTACGCAATTTTATCACCCGTATTACCTGATAAAGTTTTTCCGTATGTTGCTCCACAATCAAGCCCAGCAATAACAGCACCTTGGTGTGTCTTCTCTTTGTACGATGTCAAAGGCGATGTACTGAAGGGGCAAGCCGAAACGATGACGAATATTCAGGTTGATGTTTATGCCGATACGATTGATGAGGCAAGAAAGCTTCGCTTGTTATTTGCTAACGCCTTAACAAAATTAAGCCCTGTTGAAATTTCAGAAAAACAAGGCTACGAGCCTGATACAGGATTGTTTAGAGCAACATTTGAATGCCAAGTTTGGCAATAGCATCGCCTTATTATTCACACTAAAGCCACCTTCGGGTGGTTTTTTTATGCCAATAGGAAATGATCATGTCTAGTAAATATGAAAAAACACAAGGCACTAAAATCAGTGTCTCGAAATTACCCGCAACGGAAGTTAACCCTGCTGATGCGGTATTTTTAGGGATTTCTTGTTCAACAAAAGAAATCAGTTATACCGGTGGGCAGAAATCAGATATTGATGTCACCACGCTCTGCTCTGAGGAGCAAGAAGTTACCAATGGATTATCCGCACCTGCAGAGCTCACCATTAATGGTAATTTCACTGATGATGAAGGCCAAGAAACATTACGTACCGCGTATGAAAATGATGAAGTTCATGCATTTAAAGTGGAGTTCCCTTCGGGGATTGGCTATGCCTTTTTAGCCGAAGTGCGTCAAAACAGTTGGAGTGTTTCTACTTCAGGTGTGGTTTCTGCTTCATTTACCCTACGTTTAAAAGGTAAATCTAAGCCGATTAAAAACGGGACTGTTAATTTAAATAAAGGTAGCGAATAACCATGAAAAAACCGTCATTAAAATCACTGGCTTTAAGTGAAAAGAATGCCTTTCGCACAAAGAAAGTGAATGTTGCTGAATGGGAAAATGCGGTCGTCATGCTTCGTGAACCGTCATCACCTGCATGGATGAAGTGGCGTGAAATTATTCATCATGATAATGCTGAAGATGAACATTCGTTATCTGACATTGAAATTGCACAACGTAATTTACGTGCCGATGTTGTGATGTTTATTGATGTGTTGCGTGATGAAAACGGGGATGTCGTTTTTGATGAATCAGACATCAACGATGTGATGGCTATTTATGGCCCAGTACATTCTCGTTTATTAAAACAAGCGCTCGATTTAACTATTTCGGTTGATGATGCAGAAAAAAAGTAGCACAGCCTGATACTTTCTTTTTAATGACATTGGCGCTCCGCATGGGGCGCACTCTTGATGAACTCACTCGCCAAATGAGCTTGAGTGAACTTCGGATGTGGATGGCTTTTGATCGCATTAATCCCATCGGTGATATTCGTAGTGATATTCAAACAGCACATATCGTTTCTTCCATTTATCACTCTCAAGGCGGTAAATGCACGCTTTCTGATGTGCTTTTACGGTGGGATCCCAAAGCAACACAAGAAAATGATGATAGTTCTAATGGGTTAGAGAATTTCTTTCAGTCTATTTCAGAAAATTAATTATTTTTGCGAGGATAAAATGGCAAAACTGCGTGAACTGATTATTAAAATTTCTGCTAATTCTTCCTCGTTTCAATCTGAAATAGCGCGGGCTTCGCGTATGGGAGAAAACTATTATCGGATCATTGAGCAAGGCGGACGACGCGCCAGTGGCGCATCTCGTGAAATGCAACGTGCTATCCATGATCTAAATGGTGAGTTGTCATCCATTAAAAATACTGTATCAGGCGTTGCGGGTGCATTTGCAGGGGCTTTTGCAACACAGCAACTTATCAATTATGCAGACGTATGGAGTCAACTCAGCGGTCGATTAAAATTAGCGTCTACGTCGATGGAAGATTTTAAGCAAGCACAGCAAGAGTTAATGACGCTGAGCCAAAGAACGGGCACATCGATTGCAGCGAATACGAATCTATACAGCCGTGTTGCACAATCCATGCGTGATGCGGGTTATGCTTCAAGCGATGTTGCGAAAGTCACCGAAACCATTGCAACTTCATTAAAGCTCTCTGGTGCCAGTGCTGAAGAAACCAGTTCTGTTATTACACAGCTAAGTCAAGCATTAGGCTCGGGTGTTCTTCGCGGTGAAGAATTTAATGCCGTTATGGAAAATGGTGGGCGATTAGCAAAAATGCTGGCTGATGGTATGGGAACGACGATTGGTGGCCTGCGTGAAATGTCGCAAAGTGGACTACTCACGATGGATAAAATTATTCCTATCCTGACAAATACGCAACAGTTACGAGCCGAGTTTGAGCAATTGCCAGCTACGGTAAGTGGGTCTGCGCAGAAGATTGAAAATGCGTTCATGGCATGGATCGGCAATGTTAATGAAACATCAGGTGCTACTCGCACACTATCAACCGCAATGGAGGGGATCGCTAACAATATTGATGGTATAGCCTCTGTTTCTGGTGTGTTAATTGGTTTGGGGTTGGCTCGTTATTTTGGTGGGTTAACAACGAGTGTGGCGAATGCAACCATTGGGGTTGCGCGTGCAACAAAAAGTGAAATAGCACATGCTCAAGCTCAATTGCAAGGTATCAAAATATCAACGGCTAGAGCAAGGGCGGCAGTCTATCGTGCTCAACAAGCAAGGTTAGCAGCACAAAGTGTTGAACAACAAGCATTAGCTGAGCGCCGATTAGCATCCGCGCAGGCAACGTTAAATAGAAATATTTCAGCTAGACGGACGGCACAATCAAATTTAAATAGAGTAGCTTCTGTTGGAAGTCGCCTTCTTGGTGGAACTGTGCGTTTGTTAGGAGGGGTCCCTGGACTCCTTCTTGCAGGGGCTTCTACATGGTACATCATGTATCAAAATCAAGAGGAAGCGAGACGTTCTGCTATGGAGTATGCGGAAACAATAAATCAAGTTCAGGCAAGCTTGAAAAAAATGTCTCTTTCTGATGTTTTAGATAATCAAGGGAAAACGAATAGCTCTCTAATAGAACAAAATAGACTGATTGAAGAACAGAAGCAAAAAGTAAGTGACTTAGAAAAGAACATTAGAGGATATAAACAAATTTTAGCCTCTCCTGGTCCGAAAATGGGTGATTTCATGATAAATCATCTGTCCAATGAGTCAGAAGTCGTTAAGCAATTAGAGGATGCCGAAGCTAGCTTGCTCGCGGAGCAAGAAAAACTCCTGCAAATGCAGGAGAAATCGACAGGAATTCAGTCAGCATTAAAAAACATTGAAGAACAACGAGTATTTTTAATTCGACAACAGGCTTCAGAGCAAAACAAAGCCCATCAAGCCTTGTTGTTTATGAATGCTGAGCAAACGAAGTTCAATCAGATCATGAATGTTGGTAACAATATGCTCGCTACTCGGCAGGCACTAGTCAATATTCCTATTCGTATTCCTAATGCACCATTAGATGATAAACAGCAGACGCTAATAAATAACTCTGAGCGAGATAAAATTCTCTCTTCATTAACGGGTGAAGCTAGAGTTATTAAACAGGCCGAATTTTCTGCCGATGATGTGGGGTTAACCAACACGCCAGAGCATGCCGGAAATCGCCAGAAATATATTAATAACCTAGTGACAGCTTTTCAAAATAGAGAAAAGCTAAATGAATCTCTTAAAACAGGAAAGGCAACACAAAGCGCCTATGAAAAAGCGCAAAAAGAAGCTGAAAGAACCGCAGAACAATATGAGCGGAAGATAGCAGATTTAAGTGTGGCAACAGAGGTTCAGAAGGTTAGGGCTTCACAAGGCGAAAAAGCCGCTTCTCTTTATGCAGCATCACATGAAAATGGGGCTAAATGGACGGATAAGCAAAGAGAAGCGATTGAACGCTCATCTGTCTCTCTCGCAGAATGGACACAAAAAGCAGATGATGCCGTGAAAAAGCATCGTGATATGGAAGATGCTCGCAAAAAACTGCAAGAAGCCACAGTTAAATTTAACGATGAAGCTACGTTAGCAACTCAAACCAATAGCATGAGTTCAAGAGAAAAAAGCTACTTTGAAGAAAGCCAGCAAATAGACCGTATCTACAATGAATCTGCAAAGAAAACAGAAGATATTGAAGCCAGATCTAAAGCATTAGATGCATTGGAAAATAAATATCGAAGTATTGCTCTTGCTGAATCTGACTGGACCGCTGGTTTAACGCGTGGAATGAAAGATTGGGTTGAAGAGAGTGGTAATTATGCTACTCAGACAGCCTCTGTTGTTCAAAATGCGATGGGAGGAATGGTTGACACAATCAGTGATAAATTAAATGGTAATAAAGCCAGTTGGAAAGATTGGTCTGTTAGTGTGTTGAAATCTATTCAAAATGTACTCATTAATGCCGCAGTAGTGAATAGTCTAAATGCAATGGCTGGTGCTGGTGGTTGGATGGGCGCTGTTGGTGGATTTTTAGGTGGTGTATCTGCCCATGCTAAAGGTGGGGTACGTAGTTCAGAAAGCCTTAGTTCTTATAGTAACCAAATCGTTAGCTCACCCACTTATTTTGCTTTTGCTAAGGGGGGCGCGCCTAATCTCGGACTTATGGGCGAGGCGGGGAGTGAGGCTATAATGCCATTAACCCGAACCGCAGATGGCAACTTAGGGGTTAGAGTTGTTGGTGGTAATGATCAGAGCGCTACTTCAGCACCACAGGTTTACATTACCATTGACGGTAATGGTAATTCAGAAACTCAATCAACGAATGGATTTGAGCAGTTTGGTGCGGAGATTGGCCGATTTGTTGATAGCCGTTACCGAGAGTTAATGTATAAAGATATTAAGCCGGGTGGTTTAATTTGGAATGCAACTCGAGGAGGCCGTTAAAAATGGAAATATTCACTTGGTGTCCACGTGTAAATCCGACTGAAGATGTCTCTTACAACACAAGGAAAGTCAAGTTTGGGGATGGTTATGAACAAGTTTCTGGCAATGGTTTAAATTCACGCAGTCAGAAATGGTCAATGGAGTTTGTGGGTGATGATAATTACATTTCAGCTATCCGTCACTTTATTGATAAGCACGCAGGAATAAAGTCGTTTTTCTGGAAACCGCCTCTTGAGCCACTTGGATTATATCGTTGTGATGAACACAAACTCATTCCGAACGGTGCAGGAAATTACACCCTTTCTTTGGTTTTTATTCAGGCTTTTAAATCATGATCACAGCCGATTATCAAAAATTAGAGCCGGGCAATACTGTCCGGCTTTTTGAAGTTGATGGTACAGAATTTGGTGTTCCTAATATTCTGAGATTCCATGCATACAATATTCCTATCACGGAAGAGGAAATGCAAAAGGCTAAAGGAGAAATAGAGGCTAAGTCCATTTGGTGGCAAGGAAATGAATATGGGGCATGGCCAGTTCAAATAGAAGGGTTAGAGTCCTCTACAGCGGGATCTAGTGCTAATCCTAAATTGTCAGTGGCTAATTTAGATAGCTCAATAACCGCATTATGTCTGCATTATGATGATATGTTGAAAGCAAAAGTGATTATTCACGATACACTTTCTCATTATCTCGATGCGGAGAATTTTAGTGATGGGAATGCTTCTGCAGATCCCACCCAAGAGCGAGTATCTGTCTTTTATATTGATAGTAAAAGTGCAGAAACAAATGAGTTTGTTGAATTTACACTGGCGAGTCCAATGGATTTACAAGGTGTGATGATACCTACTCGGCAACTACATTCAATGTGTACGTGGTGTTTACGAGGGCAATATAAATCGGGAGATGGGTGTGATTATGCAGGGCAAAATGGTTATTTTGATAAACAAGGTAATCCTGTTGATGACCCATCACTAGATAAGTGTAGTGGTTTATTGAAAACGGGGTGTGTACCGCGATTTGGTAAAAATAATCCTCTTCCTTTTGGCGGTTTTGTTGGTACCTCGTTGTTACGGAAATAATAATGATGCAAAAGAAAATACGAGAGGCGATATTTTCTCATGCAAAAAAGGAATATCCCAAAGAAGCATGTGGCGTTATCGTACAAAAATCCAGAGTAAAGACGTATTTACCTTGTGTAAATGTAGCTACAACACCTCAAGAGCACTTTGTTATTTCTCCTCAAGAATATGCATTATGTGAAGACCAAGGCGTCGTTATTGGTATTGTTCATAGTCACCCAGATGCCACGACTCAACCTTCTGAGTTAGATCAGGCTCAATGTGATGCACTGGGTATCCCTTGGTATATTGTCAGTTACCCCGAAGGGGATTTTCGTGAAATTCTCCCTCGAGGCGAACTTCCTCTTATTGGCCGTCCATTTGTGCTTGGTTTTACGGATTGTTGGGGCCTAATAATGAGTTATTTTAAGCAGACACATAATATTGTATTACCTGATTATCGTGTTGATTATCCATGGTGGGAGCAAGGTGAAGATCGCTATATGGATAATTGGCAAGAAGCGGGGTTTGTGAAAGTAGAAGGTGAACCACAAGCAGGTGATATGGTTGTCATGCAGGTTCAATCCAATGTCGCAAATCATGCCGGTATTATTCTGGATGATGGTATGTTGTTACATCACCTTTATGGGCGATTGAGCCAACGAGTTCCTTATGGTGGTTATTGGCGTGATCGCACAGTTATAATATTGAAACATAAAATAGTCATGACAAATTAATTAACCATAGATACCCTTGTTAAGGTATTTATACTATTGGGATGATGTCATGAAAAATATACTTGTTATTTTTATAGCGTTATTTATTTCCGGCTGTGTGGCGAGACCCACGATGATAGAAGAGCAAAATGCTGATTATGGTGAAAAGCCTAGTAAAGAATTTTATGAAGGGAAAATAAAATCATATCAGGAAGGTCGTTTAAAAGATCCCATGTCAGCAATATACTCTTTCACTGAACCAAGAAAAGGATGGTGTATATTCGATGGTAAAGTCAATTTTGGCTGGATTGTTAATTACACGCTAAATGCTAAAAATTCATACGGTGGTTATGTGGGGGCTAAACCTGAATTCACTATCATAGTGGATGATATATCATGGCATATGCCATATCACTTAAAGAGTAATTGTAGCTACCAGTAATATTGTACTGAATAACCCGCCAAGAGCGGGTTTTTTTATGGAGTTTTTATGCAAGAAGAAAAAATGGTAACAATAGAGTTAAGCGGAATATTAGGCAAAACATTTGGTAAAACTCATCAACGCATAATTACGACAACATCAGAAGCAATCAGAGCACTTTGTTGTACATTAAATGGATTTGAACAGTATTTAAATACCAGTAAATCACGAGGATTAACATACGCCGTATTTAAAGGAAAAAAGAATATCGGTGTTGATGATCTTAATTTCCCAATATCAGAAGAAATTATTCGTATCGTTCCCATTGTGATGGGGAGCAAAAAAGGTGGTGTTTTTCAGACTATTTTTGGTGCCGTCCTTGTTGCTGCCGCTATATGGCTACCTTGGGGATCTGCATTATGGGCCAGTAACCTTTTATTTGCTGTTGGCGCATCAGTAGCTATCGGCGGTGTTATCCAAATGCTTTCACCTCAGCCAAAAGGCCTTGCAATGCAAGATCAGGGTGAAAACAAACCTTCGTATGCATTTGGCTCTCCTACTAATACCGTTTCTCAAGGTTACCCAGTGCCAGTGCTCTATGGCGAAAGAACTATTGGTGGCGCCATCATTTCTGCAGGTATTTATGTAGAAGATCAACAATAAATCTATTTGGAATAATCTAATGAGAAAAACAATTCACGGCCAAAAAGGGGGCGGTGGTAATCCTCGTGTGCCTGTTGAGCAACCCGATGATTTACAATCTATTGCTAAAGCAAAGTTACTCATTGCCTTGGGTGAGGGAGAATTTGCTGGAGAGTTAACAGCGCAAAATATCTTTCTTGATGGTACGCCGTTAGAAGACACTGAAGGAAATGCAAATTTTAGTGGTGTAACGTGGGATTTTAGATCAGGAACACAAGCACAGACTTACATTCAAGGATTGCCTAGCGCTGAAAATGAAATCAATGTTGGCTCAACGATTTCGAGTAAAACACCGTGGGTTCACACATTTACTAATTCACAATTATCGGCTATTCGGATTCGTCTAAAGTGGCCCTCATTATTCAAGCAAGAAGATAATGGGGATTTGGTGGGTAATGAAGTTAAATACGCCATTGATTTACAAACTGATGGTGGTAGCTGGAAAACCGTTATTGATAGTGCAGTAAAAGGGAAAACAACTTCAGGTTATGAGCGAGCTCATCGAATTGATTTACCTGGATCGACAACATCATGGTCACTACGTGTTAGAAAAGTCTCTAATGATGCTAATAGCAGTAAAATTGGTGATACGGTTGTTTTGCAAAGTTACACTGAAGTCATTGATGCTAAATTCACCTATCCTCATACAGCGTTACTTTATATCGAATTCGACTCTAAACAATTCAACGGCTCTATTCCGCAAATAACGTGCAAACCGAAAGGACGCATAATCCGAATACCTTCAAATTACAATCCTATTGATCGCACCTATGCGGGGGTGTGGGATGGTTCCTTTAAATGGGCATGGACCAATAATCCCGCATGGGTTTTCTACGATATTGTCATCTCCGATAGATTTGGCCTTGGACAACGAATAAATCAACAACAGATTGATAAATGGGAGTTATACCGTATAGCGCAGTATTGTGATCAATTGGTACCCGATGGGAAAGGTGGTGACGGCACAGAACCTCGTTATGTCTGCGATGTTTATGTGCAAGATAGAAATGAAGCGTATAACGTGTTACGTGACTTTGCGGCTATCTTTCGAGGAATGACCTATTGGGGTGGCGGTCAGATTGTGACATTAGCGGATATGCCTCGTGATATTGATTATAGCTATACCCGAGCTAATGTGATTGATGGCAAATTTATTTATTCAAGCAGTAGCAGTAAAGAAAAGTATTCCACAGCATTGGTTTCGTATTCAGATCCGCAAAATGGATATGCTGATGCAATGGAGCCAGTGTTTGAACCTGATTTAGTTTCTCGGTTTGGGTTTAATCAATTAGAAGTTACCGCAATTGGTTGCACCAGGCAAAGTGAGGCAAACAGGAAAGGGCGTTGGGGAATACTGACAAACAATAAAGACAGAATGGTGACATTTTCTGTTGGGTTAGATGGGAACATTCCGCAACCCGGTTACATTATCGCTGTTGCTGATGAACTGTTATCAGGAAAAGTCACTGGCGGTCGAGTGAGTGCCATCGATGGCAGAAATATCACATTAGATCGCGTTGCAAGTGCTGTAAGTGGTGATCGCTTAATTCTCAATCTTCCTTCAGGGCAATCGCAAGCAAGAACGATACAAACAGTATCAGGGAAGGTGATGACGGTTACAACGGAGTACAGTGAGACACCAGAGACAGAATGTGTGTGGGTTGTTGAATCAGAAGAACTGTATGCACAACAATATCGCGTTGTTAGTGTCACTGAAAATGAATCGAATCAATTTACTATTACCGCCATTCAGCATGATCCCAATAAATATGAACACGTTGATTCTGGTGCGGTGGTTGATGAAAGGCCCATTAGTGTTATTCCTCCTAATAATCAGCAAGCTCCGAAAAACATTGTCATTGATTCTTACTCAATCGTCAGCCAAGGCGTTAGCATTGAAACGATGCGAGCACAGTGGCCACAAGTTGAAAACGCAATTTCTTATGAAGCGCAATGGCGTAGAAACGAAGGTAATTGGGTCAATATGCCTCGTAGCTCCATTAACTCTATTGAAGTTCCTAGTGTTTATTCTGGTCGATATTTAGTCCGTGTTCGAGCTATCAATGCTTCTGAGATCTCCAGCGGGTGGGGATATTCTGAAGAAAAAACGTTAACTGGAAAAATGGGTAGTCCACCCAAGCCGGTTAACTTTAGAGCGTCACCATTAGTCTTTGGTATTAAGCTAGACTGGGGATTTGGTGAAAACACCAGTGATACATTAAAAACTGAAATTCAGTACAGTAAAACCAATGATGGTGAAGGTCTGATACTGTTATCTGATGTTCCATATCCATCTAAAACGTATGAAATGGCGGGTTTGTCAGCAGGCGTAGCATTTTATTTTAGAGCAAGGCTGGTGGATAAAACAGGTAATCAATCCGAGTGGACTGAGTTTATTCGGGGAGAATCTGAGTTTGATGTAGGTACGATATTGCCAGAGCTTGATGGACATTTCATGTCATCAGAAGCCGGCCAGCAACTTAGTGAACGCTTGGATTGGAATGCTGAGACAGCGCTTCTTCTTAGTAACGCTGATTCTCAACTATCACGTAGTGTGTTAATGAAACACGGTCAATCACAAGCGGGTATTCGCGAATTATGGCAAGTTCGTGCAACGGATAATGAAGCATGGGCGCAGGAAGTTAAAGAAATTTACTCCGCTGTTGGTGACAACAAATCTGCAATTAAAGAGACTCAAACGTCAATTACCAAGCTTGACGAGGCTTTTGGTCAGCGATTTACTGAAATTCGTACGGAAATGGATAAGGCTCAAGCAGATATCATTTCAAACTCTACTGCCATCTCAGAAGCCAACAAAGCCTCTGCCGAAGATAGAAAACAAGTTCAAGCTAAGTTTGATAAACAAGAAGGTATGATTCAGGAGAAGATGCAAGCCACATTCAATCAATCTGGCGACGGCGTTGTCACGCACTCAATTAATATCACGATTGTTCATAACAACGTAAAATATAACGCAGCAGGACAAGTAATTAGTGCTCAGGTTAAGAATGGCAAGCTTGAGTCATTCTTTGGCTATAACGCCAATAACTTTGCTTGGTATAACCCTGTTAACGGCAAAATGGAATTATTCATGTATGCCAAGAACGGGCAGTTCTTTGTTCGAGATTTATTTATTGAAGATGGTTCGATTACAAATGCAAAAATAGGGAATGTTATTCAATCAAATAATTATGTGGCTGGAAAATCTGGCTGGATAATTAACAAAAATGGATTTGGCGAGTTCCAGAATATAAAAGCGAGGGGGGAAATAGAGGCAACTTCAGGTCGCTTAAAAAATGTTGTTATTGAAGAAAGTTGTGAAATTCTCGGAAAATTAAATGTTGAAAACTTAGAGGGGAATATAATCTCAATACATAGAGATAATATTTACCTAAGAGAGATTTGGAATGATGGGAATATTCACACTATATTCAAAGTTAAGCAACGAAGTCAATATTGTACGATATGGGTGGATGGAACAATAACGGCAGATGAAACAATTCCTATTAATGCAATTCATAAGGTGGAAAACCGCGCAGTCATTGCCTATCGAGCACCAGGATTCCCTATTGAAAGAGCTATGTTTTCTGTTTTTATGGACGGCAAGGAAGTTGATTTTAACTCTCATATATACCCACTTGTTACTGGCAATGTCGCTGGTTTTTTTGCTGCAAACGATATAACAATCACAATTCCACCGGGTAACAGTATTGTGGAAATAGGTATTAGAATCCCACATATCCCTGGTGAATCTAATGGAGTATTAATTAGAGGTCGAGTGTTTTTACTACCACATAGTGATGAAGTTATTTTAATTAACTGAACGGAAAAGTAATCTTATGATATACACAACAGGCACTGTTAACACAGTGTCAGGGTCTGCTATTGT